CCTACCAATAAAAAGAAAATGTGTTCGGTTCCATATAATAATGACCCATATGATTTTGCCGGTCAGTTCCTGCAAAGCGACGAGGGTTTAGATTCACTCAAGATGTTAGAAACATTTTCTGAATCATAAAACAAAAACATAAAGAGGGTGAAATATTCCCTCTTTTTTTTATATTTGTAAAAAAATACAGATGATAAACTCAGTAAGAAATACAGTACAAGGTGTCCTTAATAAGAACAACTATGGGTATATCTCTCCACAAGACTTCAACCTCTATGCCAAGCAGGCACAGATGGAGATATTTGAGGAGTACTTCACTGCTTACAACAAGGTCATAAACATGGAGAATGCTCGCATGGCAGGCACTGACTACGCTGATGTAGAGCAGCCATTAGCTGAGGTGCTTGAGTATTTTCTAAGGTCTGACTTTTTAGTTCCTATCCTTACGCCATCTGGATTTACAGTTAATCAGTTCTCTGCCCCATCACTTATAACAGTAGGCTATGACTACTACATGATTAACAAGTTGTTATGCTATACAATAAAAAGAGCAACAGGGCAAAACACAGCAACTGTTCCATTAAACCAATTGATTGACTCAGGTGCAAACTTTGTCAATGCAGGAGTGGTCTATGGTGACGTTGTTGTCAATCTAACGACATTAGAGAGCGCAACAGTTATGGCAGTAACAGCAACTGCACTTGATATTTCAGATGGCATATTCCTTGCGATAGGACAAGACTATGCGGTGTATGCAGCCTCATCAGCAACTGACGCTGAGAAGGTATCGGTAGGTAAAATTACGATGCTCAACAACTCATTACTTACTTCCCCATCGACAATATTTCCTGTATATACATTGAATAATTTAGGCACTATAACAACTTATCCGAATAGCATTGCAGGGTATGGCGCTATAAATGCAACCTATTTCAGATACCCATTAGATCCTAAGTGGACATACACAACACTCACAAGTGGGGAGCCGGTATTCGACCAAACACAGATTGACTACCAAGATTTTGAACTACCTCTTGAAGAAGAATACAAGCTCGCACAAAAGATATTACAATACTGCGGAATGACAATCAGAGAAGCAGAGGTGGTTCAATACGCATTAGGCCAAGAAGCAGCAAGAACAGCTAACACTTAAAATAATAATCAATGCCATATATATCACAGTTTCAATACTATACCAATAACGGTAACGCTCCGACAGATGCCAATTGGGGGTCATATCAATACGTCAGTCTGTTTGACATTGTCAATAACTTTCAGTTGATGTACACCGGAAACCACTCATTGGTAAATAATGAGGAGCGATACAAGGTATTATTTCATGCCAAGCGTGCAATCCAGGAACTAAACTATGACGCATTCAAAGAGATTAAGGTTCTTGAGCTTAGCGTCTGCGACCAACTACGATATGTGCTACCATCGGATTATGTCAACTGGGTGCGCATCTCGATGTATGCTAATGGTGTACTCTATCCACTTACTGAGAATATTCAAACATTATCAGCTAAGGCATATCTTCAAGACAATGACTGCAATATTTTGTTTGACCAAAATGGCAATATCCTTGAGCCACAGTACTCAAATATTGACTACGAGAGAATAAAAGGAACCAAGAAAAGTATCTACCTCAATCAAGGGCATCAATTTCATGGACATGAAGGATATTGCTGTGATGGTAATTGGTATTTTGAGCATGGCATAGGTGCCAGATTTGGGTTAAATACCGAGACAGCTAACCGCAACCCTACGTTCAATATTGACAAAAAAGCAGGGGTTATAAACTTTGACAGCGCAATATTAGGATATTGCCATAGCAATAATAATGACCCGAACCACCACCATAGTGCTGCAACAGTTATACTTGAGTATGTGAGCGATGGTATGGAGAACGGTAACGATGCTGCTGTAATGGTCAATAAATTATTCGAGCAGTATATTTACGCCTCTATCAGATATGAGATACTAAACGCAAAACTAAACGTGCAAGAGTATATTGTAGCAAGAGCCAGAAAAGAGAAGCAGGCGCTATTAAGAAATGCAAAAATAAGAATCAGTAACATCCATCCTGGCAGACTTCTAATGAACCTGAGAGGCATGGACAAGATAATTAAATAATGGCAAACTTTACGAGGAATTTTATCGCTGGTAAAATGAACAAAACATTTGACGAGCGATTTGTGCCTGATGGCGAGTACATTGACGCTATGAATGTCCGCATGGGGTCAACTGAGAAGTCAGAAGCAGGTGTCATTGAAAACACTAATGGAAACTTACCTCTGACAGCTCTTGAGTACAATGGAAAGCCATTAAGTTCATACGCAAGGTGTATTGGTGCCATTGAGGATAGTGCCAAAGAGACTATTTATTGGTTTGTACATGACTCACAGTTTCAGTCAACAACCGGTAAGCTTGACTTAGTGGTATCGTTTAATGTAGTTACGCAGTTGCTTACATATCACATCATTAGTGTTGACGATGGTGGTGGTGTCAATACTACATTGAACTTCAATGAGCAATATCTCATTACCGGTATCAACCTGATTGAGGACTTGTTGTATTGGACTGACGACTATAATCCTCCAAGGTTTATAAATGTAAAGACTGGCTACGCTAATCCTAACGGTGCAGGTATTGACTACAACGGACAGCCTGACCTTTTATATGAGACAATACAAGTTATTAAGAAACCACCTACCTCAGCGCCTACATTGAGTTTAGTCGAGCTTAACGACCAGTCAAACTTCTTAGAGGATAGGTTTATTTGCTTTGCGTACAGATACCGTTACGCTGATGGTCAATATAGCGCAACCTCACAATGGACAGAGCCTGCATTTTTCCCAAAAATATTTGACTTTAGCCCTGAGAGTTACCTAAACGAAGGAATGGAGAATAAATACAATGGTGTTAATGTGTTATTTAACACAGGAGGACCATTAGTAATAGGCATTGACTTGTTATTTAAAGAAGCTACAAGCAATGTCATTAAGGTCATTGAGAAATTTAATAAACAAAATTCAGGATGGCTTGACAATACTATTCAAACATATTTATTTAGCAACAGTAAGATATATACAATCCTGCCTGAGTCAGAGCTACTAAGGTTATATGACAATGTGCCAAGACTTGCCAAGGCTCAAACAATTATGGGCAATAGAATTATGTATGGCAATTATGTTGATGGCTATGATATTGTTGACGCTAATGGACATCCAACTAATTTTGACTATACAGCAGCACTTATATCTGAACAATTTACTATAAAACAATTAAATACGAGTTTATCTTCCGGTTCTTATAGTATAGAGGCGCCATTAGTTGTTCCGGACTCTATATTAAATATTGACCTATCAAATGCAATTTTAAAAGATGGATATGTATTAAATATAAACGTAACGTTTAAGGCTGTTGATAATACACTTAGTCCAATAACAAGTATTAATAATTTTGCAATAAATTTCTTTTTTCAGCTAACAAAAGATTATTCATCTGTATATCAATTAGCATCAAGCCCTGAGTTTCAAAGTTTCATTGGCACGATCGCAAATATAAAACCGGTTACTAATCCAATACCAGGTGGCGATACATCTTGTGATGGCGTTACAGTTACAGATAGAATAAATTGCTTGTATGAGGGATTGATCCTTGTTCCAATATTAGATATATATATAAAATATGAATGCGGTATAACAACTCCGAACGAGCCGATAAAAATAATAACAAGTCCTTCAAGTGATGTTATAGGTTTGCAATTTCTTGCTACAAGATATTCGCTTATACCTGCATTTACAAGTAATATATATGCATATTATCAAATAGTTGACAGTAATGCATTATTGGCCTATAATGCCGCAACTCAAAGCCTACATAGTAATAGAGATTATGAGATTGGTATAGTGTATATGGATGAATTTTTAAGGGCAACACCTGCGAATGTCAGCCAGTTTAATAATGTCCATGTACCATGCAGTGCATCTGTTTTAAAAAACTCAATAACAGTAACGATACCTCCTACTCAAATAGCACCTTATTGGGCAACTCGTTATAAATTTGTATGCAAAGCCGACCAGCATATTTATGAATCAATTTATTCAAATATATGGTTTTTTAATACGGCAGACCAAAATACATATTTTTTACTTCAAGGAGAGAATGCTAGAAAAATTGAATCAGGAGATAGGTTGATTGTAAAGGCAGATGCTGAGGGTCCTACTCCTGTTTGTACATACGCTACTGTACTAGATAAACAAGCATATGCTGAAGGTGACATAGCTACGTCTCCTAATAATCCAGCAGGTGTTTATATGAGTATAAATGCAAAGTCATTTAATACTACAAAGCAAGCGGAGGCTGTTATCGCATATGGAGTAGAGGAGGTTGTAACACAAAGTCCTACAAGTACTATTTGCCCACTTGCTTCATATTTAATAAATAAAACAGGAACAGACCCACTAAACCCAACATGGACACATATTGCCTATAGTGTGCCAGCCGGTAGTGTCATACAAATGTCGATAACAATAGATAGAAGGTCTGTATTTGGAGCAACGTCATGTGGAGATATTAAATATGTATATAATAAAACATTTATATCTTCATCTGATTATGCAGATATGGAAGATTGGTTCTTTGGGGATAGTATAGACTTAACAATAAATGATGGGACTTTTACTTCAGGCTCTGCTACAAATGTTTATACATCTGTTTTAAATCAGTTTTCGCCTCCATGTTCCAATTCTGATATATATTGGTCTATACAGAGAGATCCAATAACAAATAAATTAACTCTTGATATAAAAGGGCTTATAGGATGTGCTGGCGCTCAATTCCCAATATTTCAATTATTAGGGAAATCTATTGTTTCTATCGATATAGTTGTTAATAGAGCAGTTGACAATATTATATTTGAGACGCAACCAATTGATACACTACCTGATGTATTTTTTGAGAATAACCTATCGTTTCCAATTGACGCAAATGGCAATCACTTGTCAAATGGAGCGGCAGGAGACCAATCACAAGATATAGCAACAAGCACTCCTGCAATAATCCAAACAGGGTTCTTTAACTGCTTTGCATTTGGCAATGGTGCTGAGAGCTACAAGATAAGAGACTCAATCATCGGCAGAGATTTTAATCTTGGCAACAGGGTAACAACAGTAGCCGCTCAAGACTATAAAGAGTCAAGACGTTTTGCTGACATCACTTATAGTGGTGTGTACAACCCTGAGACCAATGTCAATAAGCTTAATGAGTTCAACTACGCTCTGCTTAATTATAAGAACCTTGAGCTGTCATTTGG